CTCGCGGTAGCAATCGCGAGCCTCAAGACTGCCGACAGCAATGTCACGGGCAGCGCGGTGTTGAGCACTACGGATACGCGCTCGACGGCCGCCAAGGTGGCGTATGCGGCGGCGGCATCTCTGACGGCCACCGCAGCCCTGCACGTCGCAGGTCCGGGTGTCAACGGGGCGGCGACCTTGAGTTCAACGAGCTCTCTCGCCGCATCGGCATCGGTGGGTTCGTCGGTATCCCTGAGTACCACCTCGGCTCTCGCGGCCGGAGGCAGCGTCATCGGCGCCCGTTCGGCTATCGTCGGCGCCGCATCGTTTACTTCGACCGTCACTCAGTCTACCGCCGGGCTCGTTACACTGGGGTCGTCGGTATCTCTCAGCGCAACGGAAACGCTTTCCAATACCGCTGTCGTCGCTCACGTCGGTCAGTCCACCCTCTCTATGACGGAGTCGGTGGCTGTCGGTGGCGCCCTGGGGGCTGTTAGTTCAACCTCGATGGCTGCCACGTCCGCTATGTCTACGATAGCGGCTGGTGTTCTGGTCGCCTTCTCGGCGGATCTGAGTGCCACCACGACGCTGACAGCCACTTCTACCACGGCGCATACGGGCGAGGCTGATCTCGCCACAGAGAGCGACCTGACCGTCGTCGCGGAGGCGGGCACGACCTCGGCGTCGTTTGGCTCGTCGAGCGCCATGACGGCGGGAGCTGTTACAGCCTACGCCGGCACGGTATCAGAGAACACCACGAGCACCCTGGCCTCGGTGGCGAAGGTCACAGCCAGTGGCTCGGCCTCGCTTTCGGCTGGCACCACGCTCGCCACGAACGCAACGATGGCGCTCGCTGGGAAGTCGGACTTCGTCACGACGGGTCTGTTGTCGGCATCTGCCACGGGCACTATTCCGGGCAGCGTCAGCTTCACCACCACCGCGACTCTCGGTGGCGCGGCCAACGCTTCCTATGCGGGGGGTGCGGGTCTCGGACAGTCGTCATCGCTGTCGAGCGACAGCAGCATCGGCCTTGTCGGTGCTTCATCGCTGAGTTCAACGACTTCTCTCTTTGTCCTCGGTGGAGGACAGGGGACGGGGTCGGCTTCCCTCTCTACCACGTCAACGATGTCGGTCAACGCAGGCATCATTCTGTTCACCTATGTAGCCAGGGCGAGTGACATGCTGCTCGTCACGGCCTTCGCCAGCGACCGGGAGGTCTAGTGAGTACCTATCCGAGCGTTGGCAACGTGTCGCGCCTGAGTTGTACCTTCACGAACACGTCAACGAATCAGTTGGTGGACCCGACAACGGTAACGGTTACCGTTCAGGACCCCGACCTCAACCAGACCACGACCACAGCGACACGGGACAGCGTTGGGACCTACCATCTCGACATTGTGTTGACCCTCGCGGGGTCGTGGTTCTACCGCTTCATAGCTACCGGCATTGTCGTCGCACAGACGGAAGACATCGAGATAGTGGTGGCGCCGAGGCGTTTCTAAGAGTTCTGGCCCGCGACGGGCAGGAAGGGAGGCGCGATGCCCCCTGGACCAATGGCCAAACACGGATCTGTCCGTCAACGCCGCAACACGACAAGCACCGCCCGTGAGATCGTCCTTCGGGGCCACGACGAGGAACTGCTCCCCGTCCCCGCGCTGCCAGATCGCGTCCACAAGACGAAGGAAGGCGAGCTCGTTCCGGTTCGATGGAACGATCAGGTTGTCCTCGCGTGGGCTGAGATGTGGCAGTACCCCCTCGTCTACGAGGCGCCGGCCGTAGATCAGCATTTGATGTTGGTCTATGTGGACCTCCTCCAAGACTTCTGGGAGCGTTCCGAGGCTGGTAGGCCCCGTCACGAGATAGCGAGGGACCTCCGCTCCTACGCCGAGCTTTGGGGCATCGGCGAGAAGTCCCGCCGGCACCTCCAGATCACCATTCAGCAGGCCGAGGAAGCCATCGAGCGGGGTGTTCAGCGCGCGGCGAAGCGAATCGAGTCCTCAGCGGTCGATTACGCCCCGAACTGGACCGAAGACGACGAAGATGACGGGTCAATCGTCGAAGCGGACGTGGTTGAGGACCGGCCGTGAGCGTTCTGCGCGTCCCCTCGCTCTCCACCTATCGCGATGGACCGTCCTTGGGGCCCCAAATCGCGTCTTGGATGGAGCATTTCCTGGTTTTCGGGCCTGGAGACGTCCGTGGACACCCATATCGCCTCGATGACGAGAAGCGCAAGGTCCTTTTCGGCATTTACGCGCTCCAGAAGGACGGCCGGCGCCGTTTCAAGCGCGCTGGAGTGTCAGTCCGCAAGGGTTGGGCCAAAACCGAGCTCGCAGCGGGCGTCACAGGCGTCGAATTGCACCCTGCGGCTCCTGCGCGCTTCGACCACTGGGCCGAGGAGGGCGAGGAGTCCTACTGGGGCTACGTTTACACGGCCGGAGAGCCCGTCGGAGCCGGCGTCAGGGACCCATACGTCCCGATGGTCGCCTACACCGAGGAGCAGTCAGAGGAACTGGCCTACGGCGCCCTGGTCGTCATGCTCGGCGAGGGGCCGCTCGCGCAGGACTTCGACATCGGCTTGGAGCGCATCATCGTCCTTGACGAGGCGGGACGGGCGGCGGGGAAGGCTGTCGCGCTAGCGACGTCGCCCGACTCCCGAGATGGCGCTCGTACCACCTTCCAGGTCTTTGATGAGACTCACCGACTCACCCTCCCGCGTCTGAAGCAAGCCCACCAGACGATGATGGCCAACCTGCCCAAGCGCAAGATGGCCGATGCCTGGTCCCTGGAGATCACGACCTCCTACGAGCCCGGCGAGTTGTCCGTGGCCGAAGGGACGATGGATTATGCGCGGCTTGTACGAGCGGGGAAGGTACCGGACTCACGCCTGTTCTTCTATCACCGGCAGGCCGGAGATGACCATGATCTCGCCACGACAGAGGGGCTACGGAACGCGGTCCTTGAGGCTTGCGGTGACACGGCTGCATGGACCGATGTTGACGGTATCGTTGAGCTTGCGCTCGATCCCCAGACTGATCGGTCGTACTGGGAGCGAGTGTGGCTGAACAAGCCCGTCCAGAGCGCGTCTCAGCTTTTCAGCATGGACATCGTAGACGCTCACGCGCATCCCGGCTGGCGTCCCGAGGACGGCGCAGTCATCACGGTCGGCTTCGACGGCGCCATGACGCGCGATTCCACGGCCCTCGTAGGCACGGAGATCGCCACGGGCCGACAGTTCCTCTTGGCGCTTTGGGAGTGCCCGTTGAACGCGAAGGGCGTCCCTGACCCGGACTGGAAGGTCCCCGAGGACGAAGTTGACCAAGCGGTCGCTGAGACGTTCCGACGGTGGAATGTGTGGCGCCTCTACGCGGACCCGTATTACTGGGACACGCATGTCTCGGTCTGGGTCGGGAAGTACCTCGTCAAGCGCGGGAAGGACCGTGGGAAGCCTTCGGTCTTCTCCTGGCCCACGAACACGCACAAGAAGATGGCCCTCTCGCTCAAAGCCTTCGTCCACTCGATGAGGCACGGCGAGTGGTCCTATGACGGAGATCCGAAGTTCCGCTCCCACCTCGCGAACGCCCGCAAGCATGACATCAACATCCTCGATGACGACGGTGTCAACTTGTCGGTGATGCGCAAGGAGCGCCCAGACTCGCTGTTCAAGATCGACGCGGCTATGGCTGCGTGTCTCTCCTGGGAGGCGTACCGGGACGCTCGCGCGGCCGGGGTGGATCTTGCGAAGCGTTCCAAGGTCCTAGTGGCCTTCTAGGTTTCCCCCGGCTCGCGACGGGGGGTTCGATGGGGCTGGCGTCCCATCGTAGGTCCCTCGCACAAGAACGCCTGACACCTCGCGCCTACGGGAATGCCGGTGACCAGCCGACGGGCTGGGGTGTGAGGGACGTCTCTTTCAAGCGTCGCTAGCCCTGTTGGCCCGAGGGGATGAGCATGTGGCGAGCCGAGCACGCGGCATCGGGCCTACTTCTTTTCAATGACTCGGAGGCCGCATGGCGGAAGCCACTCCCTCGACCCCCCTGATGGCGGTCGAGTACCTACAGCAGCTTGACCTCAAGCTGCGACAGGACGCTCCGGGCATCGAGCTCTGGGAGCGCTACTACGAGGGCGTTCACCGCCTCGCCTTTGCCACCACCCGCTTCCGTCAGACGTTCGGCAACCTGTTCCACGAGTTCGCCGATAACTGGATGCAGCTAATCGTGGACGCCTCGGTCGAGCGCCTGAACATCCAGGGGTTTCGTTTCGACCAGGACGACACCGATGGCGACGCTGATGCCTGGGAGATTTTCCGAGACAACGGCCTCGACGCGCAGAGCGACATTGCGCACACCGAGGCCGTCAAGCTGGGCAACTCCTACCTGATAATCGACCCACACGACCGAACCGACCTGGACAACCCGACGATTACCGTCGAGCACCCGTCGCAGGTCGTGTGCGCCTACAAGGCTGGCAATCGGCTGCGGCGCTTGTCGGCGATCAAGGAGTGGGCAGATCACTCGGGATATGTCTACGCGAACATCTACCTGGAGGACGGTACCTACCGCTTCCAGACGAACGAGAAGATCGACCAGAGAGACGCTACCGGAACGATCAACGGCTATAGCGCCTGGTCTTCGACTCTCAGCCTCTACGGCAATATGTTCCCGCAGGACTACCTCGGCCCGCCGGCTCGCTTCTTGGGTGAGAAGGCGACGTGGATTCCGCGTCAGGATGGCGAGGACTTCTTTGTAGCGCACGACCTTGGGGTTGTGCCGGTTCTGCCGTTGT